AGCTGCGGGTCCACAGAGGTGAGATAGCAGGGCACTGTCACACCTCTCTGCGAGGATGAGACCCTGATGGGAGGCCCACGCTACCCCCAGTGTTATCCATCCGGTGAGCAGCTCGTCGGCCTCACGGAGCGGGAGAGCCGCCAAGCGGAGCGATATCCCTGCGTATCTAAGGTCACGCAGCGTTCTCGTGTGACTCTGGGGGGATGGGGACAATGTCAAGGCTCTGTAGCGGTCTGCCACTAGGGCGAGAGCGTGCTGGAAGCTGTGCTCCGGTAAGGTCTGAAGACACCCCCGGGTCCCACTGAGCACCGCTTCTTCAAGAGACCAGATCTGCCGCCAGTCTAGTGTCCGGGTGGTCGGGATGTATGTCACGGGCTGCACCATGGTCATGCGGGGGTGCGGGGCGAGGAACGGCTCGACAGGAGTGTGACGGATGTGGGCCACCCCCTCCATGAGGCCAGCTGAGCCACTGCTTGCGTACAAGACAACTCCAACGGATGATCGTGTCAGGGCGTTCATCACAAGGCTCCAGTCGGTGGGGGAGAGGATAGCGCGGACTAGGATCTCTCCCGTGTATCCCACCTTGACAGCCTGGGCCACCTGGGTGACCAGGGCGAGAGGAGACCATTCCTCAATGTCCAGCAGTAGGACAGCGCTCCCTGGCGCATGCCCAGTGAATGCTCGCGCCACTGACTCGTCGTGCCAATCTCCAGATGACGTGAAGCAGATAGGGGAGTGAGTGTACCGGTGTTCCCCGCCCACTAGCTTGACGAGAGGGGGGGCATAGGTCACGAAGCGATGGGGAATCAGGGGGGTTGCTGATCGAAGGTCCAAACCGTAGACGTGGAGGCATCCGCCCAGGATGCAGGCCGCGGCCGCTGCACCATACCCGGTCCCCACTACCAGCACGACCTTGGAGTCATAGAGGGAGTCAAGTGCGAGCCACAGGGGTAGGTGGACCCCGCCTGGGGGGCAGGCAGCCTCGTTGTGGCGGTGATATCGGGCGAGCCACCGCGCCCCCGGTTCAGAAGGAGCCGTCGCCTTGGGGTGAGGTGGCGAGCTGTCTCCTCTGGAGAATCGGACGGCGACGAGTGGGGGAGGTGATGGCTCAGGAGGAGGGAGTCGAGGGGCTACGGGGACTTCGATTCCCCCAACTACGTTCACCGCTCTCAAGCTCCTCATCGCTTCCTGGGCTGAAATTGGGTAGCTCCACAGCTGCTGCCCGTCTTGGATCTGCGCGATGTGCAGCGCTAGTGTTGGAAGGTTGTGCGCCCTGGCCCAACGCCTGAGCTCCGCCATGACGACTTGGAGAGCATGAAGCTTGGTTTCAGCCTCCACACTCATACGTAGGGTGGGGAGAAGGAGTCGGTCCACGACACGGCGGGCGGTTTTCTCTGTCAGACGACCTTCGAGCGTCTCTCGCAGGAGCTGCTTGCGCACCTGCAAGGTGACTGCCTCCACGCACTGGGTGGGGGTCATGCTGGCGAAGAGTATCTGTTTCTGACTCAGGTACCACTCGGGGGGCTGTTCGATGAGGCTGAGGGCCTTGTGTGCGATGAGCTGGGCAAGGCGATGGGATGCAGTCGAGGAGGCCAGGGTGTAATCGGGGGATGGGTACAACGAGTGTCTTCTTACGTAAGGGTCCGTGTTCAACAACGGATGTCCAATGAGGTAGCCGAACGTCCCGGCAATGGAACGACTGACTCGGACAGAGTACTCATACCGGTCCCACCTCCGCTGCTCCGTCCCGATGATCCGTGAAGTGTCCTGGTAGTACGAGTCGGCCACTGAAGTGGCGCTAGCTAGGACCAGTGATTCAAACCCAACAGCGGTGACCTCTGCTACATCCAGCCGACTGGTGGGGAAGAGGGCGATGTCATCGTCCGCCGCAGCCCTAGCCAGCGAATGCGTTCTCAGAGTCTGGTGGATCCATCCTCTCGTTATCCCCTCTACGTCGCGTCGGGAGAGGCGCGATCGCGGGGTGCCACGGATTAGGGTCACACCCCTCGGGATGCTGAAACCCGTTACGCGACGGACTGCCACATTATCTATGAACGCAAGAGGATTCCCTGTGAAGCGCTTGATGCCGGTGCTGGGGGGGGTTGAGAGGGATATTTCCTCGTCAGGGAGCGGCATGAGCTGGAGGGACGAGGTCACGCTGCACGCCATGCGGTCCCATAACGAGCTCGATGGGACAAAATGCTCCAAGACCCACAAGCAGGATAGGAAGAACTCATGAAACATAACTGGGTAGTCATGAGCCCCTCCGGACAGGACCCCTGACGAGTCCGAGCTGATAAGACAATGGGAAGCGAATGTTGGTGCCCCTACTCCGTACGCAGCCTGATGTCCTGCCCTTGCGGCATACCGGTGGAAGGATAACCCTCCCTTAACCTGTGTCAAAGATTCTGACACTGATGATAAACAAAGGTCAGATCGACTCAGCCCAACTCGATCTATAAGGGCGATGAGATTCGGGTCATGGGATGACTGGCTCAGAATGAGCTGGAGCTTGGCGAGACTTGAGGATGACGTATCAGTGCTTGTTATCTTGTACCCGTGCTCACTTCTTTTCTCTTTTGTCTTCCCCCCAACATACGGATCGAAAGGGCCTCTGGTTTGCGCCGCTATGACAGGGGGGGCGGTCACTACGGCTTGAAGGCCTTCCAGGGATAGCGCTCCGCGTCCCACGACGAGAGGAGTGTCGAATGGGGAGTAAGTGGTCATTCCTACCGGTTGAGGGAGGTGTGCTCCAGTCCATCGGTGGCGGAGCCTCTCGGTCATGGTATAAGCTGAAGTCTCGGACCACGGCGTGGTGGGCAGTCGAGAGTAGGTGTCAAGGATGGAATGAATCCAGACACGGTCTTGGCGTATCACTTTGGGCACCAGGTCCTTGTTGGTACGTCGAGCGACAGTCTGCACAGTGCGTGTGGCTGTGAACATCTTCTGGAGCATTCGCGATACCCCAGCAACGGAGCAGTCGTAGATATCCCGGGCCATGAGGGGGTTGAAGGGGGTGAGGTTCATTAGGTCACGGGCTAGCACCTCCCCATACTCTCCCACGTCCTCCGTCACGAGTTGGTGAATGGCTCTGTTTCTAATGAGGGGCTCCAACTCTTCGACTGTCTCCTGGGCTACGATGTCAGCTGGGGTAGCCTGGGTCCTCAGAGGGATGGAGTACGGGTCGAGGAGCAGCGTCAAAGCTGTGGCCGATGTAGTGAAGCGGTCATCCTTCTCGAGGTGGGCAAGAATCCGACTGTATAGTCGCCCCTTCGTCCCCTTTTGGAGGAGAATCAGCGAGGAGACGGCCTTTCCAAGCGGGTCAGACCCCCCCTTATAGACGAAGTTTGTCCACGGCGCCACGGGGTAGCCACCGAGCTCAGATGGAAGGACCAGGGAGTACTTGACGAGGCCAGTGACATCACCGGGGGTATAGCGTGCTAGGTGGCAAAGGAGATCCGATTTGTGATATCCCCCAGTGCTGTACACGCGCAGGAGATAGAGAGCAGCGTGGAAGTGCCCGAGGTACATGCTCCCGAGTGGATGCTCAGTCCGCTCCGCCCCAGCCGTAGCGGTACTGAATATGGCACCAACATTTGCACGCACAGAGGGGAAATCCTGGGAGGCATGTGGGAACAGTCTGCTGTGGAACTTGAGGGTCGTAGGGTAATATACCCCCGCCACATACACATCCTTGCTGTATGTCACTACGGTCGTAGACTCCAGACATTCCTCAGGTTTCATCTCCTGATGAACCTTTGTGCATGACGCTTCCACCGCGACAAGAACTTGGTTCCTCATCTGCACAAGTGAGTCATGCAAGGTCCCAGTCCTGGGACGTTTCCATCTTATGGAGAGCACCTGGTTGTCCGCCTGTCCTATCAGATGATAACTGATAGGGAGTGGGGTGACTGCGATGTCCACCATAGAAACGGTTGCTAAGGACCATAACTTCTGGACCAGCCCTTCGAAGCCACCTAGGTGATTGTACCACGCTAAGTCGGATTCAGGAGGATGAGTGCTGTCTATCCCGTCAGGCCTGAGTTCTCGCGTCCTTACAATCACTAAGCACTCTGAAAAGAAATCGTGCACATAGGTGAAGAAACCGGGTGCATCGAACATTTGATCAAGACGCATACTGACGGAGTATACAGCCAGCCGTCGCCATCTTAG